CGCCAGCACCGGAGCGATCGAGTTGACGATATCGCCGCCGTATGAATGAGTAACACCCGGCAGCACGGGCCCGGGTACCGCGGCGGGGTGCGCCTTGATGTACGCGTCGGAGTACCCGAGCATCCCGGAGATCGCGGCGACGGTGGCCTTGTCCCGGCCCATCTGCGCTTTCCAGCCGCGCACGTTCTTCGCCAGCGACGGGAGGCTGCCCGCGGCCCGGATCTCCTTGTCGAGGCCGAGCTCGTTGACGCCGAGCATGGTCCGCCACGCCCGCTCGGTGGTCCGCTCCTTGAGCAGGGTGGCCAGGAGCCGGGTCTCCCCGGCCGCGGCGCCCGCCCAGAACTTGTGCTGCCCGGCGGACAGTCCCGGCGCCCCGGCGAGGGTCTTCGCCCGGCCGATCGCGGCGGCCATCTCGGGTATCTGCTCGTTCAGGACCTTCGGCCCTACCGCGAGGGCGTACGGGCCGCCGTGGCGGGTCTGCCACGCCTTCAGGTACGCCGCGCCCTGCCCGGCGACCCCGCCGGACGCGAACCCGGGGACCAGGCCGCCCAGCGCGTAACCGTGACCGGAGCCGATGCCGCCGTAGGCGTTCCGCAGGCCAGGGCCATAATTCGACTGGGCGTACTTGATCGCCGAGTACACGTTGGCCAGCGGGTTAACCGAGACGCCGTACTCGAACGGGCCCACGTTCCGGTACCGGCCGGCGTACGCGGCGAACGTCCCCCGGATGACCTGCATGAGCCCGACCGACGGATGGCCGGCGATCCAGTTCGAATCGGTACGATTCACGATGGTCGGGTTGCCGCCGGACTCGGTCTGCATCTGGTAGAGCACGGCATCGGTGAGCTGAGCGACGTTCGCCCCGGCCAGGCCGAGGGCCTGCTGCACGACGCCGCGCCACTGCTGCACGCCCGCGCCCGGCTTGTAGTTCCCGATGCCGCCTGCGGTGATGGCCTTCCCGGCCTTCTGCGCGGCCGCCATCGCGTTCAGGATCGCCTGCGCGGTGTTCTGCGCGATCGCGGTGTCCGTCGCGTTGATCCGCCCGCCGATCCAGGGCGGCAGCCCGGCCACCTTTCCCGGGCCGTAGGACCCGGCCACGCCGCCCGCGGCGAACCCGGGGATCTGCCCGCGCAGGTGATCCACCGCTCCGGCCCGGACCATATGCGTCGGGACGACCAGCTCGCCCTTGGACGCCCGGATCATCACGTCATCGGCGGTGGGCCCGGTGCCCCGGTTGATGTACAGCCCGGTCGCGGCGCCGGGCGCGGCCCCGATGTTCTGCGGGCCGTGCGCGACACCCGGCGTGATCGACGTCCCCGTCACCGACCATTTCCCGGAGCCGGTGACGTGGATGGGCGTGTTGATGAACTTGATCAGCGACAGCTTGTTCAGGTAGCCGACCAGCGTCCGGACTTCCTGCCAGTACTGCTGATTCTTCGTCTTGGCGGAGTCGAGCACGGGCAGCCCGCCGCGGATCGCGGCGATGGCCGCGTTGGTGCCGTGGCCGCTGGCTATCGCCGACGTCGCCTGCCTGCTCAGGTCCCCGATGTAGGTGTTGGCGGCGCCGAAGGAATCCCTCTGCGCCTGGGTGTGCAGCCCGATCTGGCCCGCGGACGCCCTGAGTTTGTCGTGGAACGTCTGCGCGTCGTTCGCGGAGGTCAGGATGTCGTTGCCGTAGGCCAGCTGCGTCGACACGGCGGCGCTCTGCGCGGTCGCCAGGGCCGTGGTGGCCTTCGCGGACGCCTGCACCCACTGGGCGTAGGACTGCGCTTTCACCGCCGTGGCGGCCAGGCCCGTCCCGGCCTTGCCCGCATTGCCGGGGATGCCGGCCAGCGCCGAGTTGAGCGCCCCGGTCGCCACGCCGCCCGGGTGCATGAAATTGGTGACGTTCGCGACGGCCTTGGACAGGAACCCCAGCAGGCCGACGTTCGTGCCGACGGAGTTGCTGGTCTTGTCGGTGCTCTTGCCGAACGAGGCGATCGACCCGGCCAGCTTCAGGGCGTTGTCCGAGGCTTGCAGGAACCCGGTGGCCAGCGGCTGCAGGTCCTCCAGCAGCGGCGGCAGCACGTGCATCAGGTCGACGAAATTAGCCGTCAGCAGCTTCATGTCGGGCCCGGCGGTGTCCGCCATGAACCCGAAGAACTGCTGCCACGTCCGCGACCTGAACTCGGTGTCGACCTGGCCGAGGAACCCGCCGAGCGCCTTCCCGGTGGCGGCGGCGACGGGCTGGACGTCCTTCAGCAGCCCCCCGGCGAGCTTGATGCCGGCGTTGAAGACGGACAGCACTTCGGGCTGCATCTGCTGCTCGAACTGGTGGTACTGCTTGCCGAGGCCGAGGATGGAGGTGGCCAGGGCCCGCTGCTCCGGGTTGAGCTTGGACATGTTCGCGGCCAGGCCGCCGGTCTTGCCCGCGGCGTCCGCGATCGGCTTGGCGGCCCCCGCGGCGGCGAGGCCGAACCCGGCCAGCCCGGTGCCGAGCGTCGCGATGACGGGGGACAGGACGACCCCGGCCGCGATGGCCGCGCCCATCCCGCCGCCGGGGATCCCGCCCGCGCCGGCGAGGCTGCCGAACCCGGCCCCGGCCTTCGCCGCGGTCTTGGACGAATCCTGCATCGAGTCGTCGAGGCGGCGGATGGCAGCGTCGGCGAGGACGGCCCGGGCCGCGACCCGGTCTTCGGCGTCGCCGGTCTGCCGCAGGGCGCTGGCCAGGAGCTTCGACTCGGCAGCGGTGCGGTCTTCCTTGCTGCCGAGCTTCTCGATGGCGTCGGCAAGGACCCTGGCACCCTTGGCGGCCAGGACGGTATTGTCCCCGACTTTCCTGAATCCGGCGGCGGTACTGTCGGCGCCCCGGGTCAGGAAATCAAACGTGATATTTTGCCCGGCCACGTCTCACCCGCCTCCCGCCGTTTGCTTTCTTGTACGAAAGAGGTGCAGGTTCGATGAGGAACCGAAGGAGAAGCCATGAACAGAACCAGGATCATCGTCATCGTCCGCATCGCGGCACTGGCCGTTGCCGTAGTCGCGGCGGGGGTCCTGTCGCTGGTCGCGGTGGACATGCTTGCCCTGGCCGGGCTGTGGCCGTCCTGGTAACTCCCCGCCGGGGGCCTCGAGATAGTCCAGCAGTGCCTCGAAGTCGGCCACGCTCAGTCTGCCGATCTCCCACGGCCTGATCCCGAGCCTCTCCGCGAAGACCCCGATGTAGCGGTCCCGGTCCCAGGTGTGCCAGCCGGGTCCGGGGGCACCGTAGGGTCCGCCTCGGCCGCCGCCTCGGGCACGTCGAAGACGGACTGCAGCATCTCGCCCAGGTCGAAATCGACCTTCCCGCTGGCGATGTCGGCGTACGGGATATCGCGGCCCTCCCGCCGCCAGATGACCCACGCGAGCACGCTGTACGCCTTAGCCGACACTGCCGCCAGGTCCTGCTGCCACTGGGCGTACCGCGCCCCGTAGACCTCCTCGATCGCGAGCGCCTCCGACATGGGCTGCTTCTGCGCGTCGTAATCGAACGTCTCGCCGTCGATGACTATCTTGGCCACTAGGCTCCCTTGACTGCTCTGTCGGCGACGCCTTCCAGCGCCTTCCCGATCGCCTCGCGGACCCGCGGACCCGCGGCCTCGGCGGGGCCGGAGAACCAGCCGGGCTGGACCTCCTGCCGGTACCAGTGCTCACGGTCACCCCAGAGGGGATGGTGAAGCTCGCCGGCGTCCAGGCTGCGCAGCTTCCGGGCCTTGCTCCTGGCCTGCCCGGTGATGGCCACGCCCGGGTCGCGTTCGTTGGTGCGGACGTTGACGCCGAGCCGCAGGTCCGCGTCGAGGGCCGCCGCGTACGGGTCGGGCAGGTGCGGTTTGAGGCCCTCGACGATCTCGCCCTGCACCGGGACGACAGCGTCGCGCATCGCCCGGGTGACTTCCCGGAGCAGTTCCGTGTCGCCGGCGCGGCGCAGCCGGAACGCGAGCGCCTCCAGCTCCGCCGCCGCGTCCGCCAGCCCGGCCATCAGGTGTTGATGCCGCCCCACTGGGTGTACCGGACCACGGGGCCGGCCGCGGCCCAGGTGGCTTTGAAGTTCACCGGACCCGAGACGGAACCGTCCGCGCTGAAGTCGACAAGCACGGTGCCGTAGAAGTAGGACGAAGGGTCGTTGGTTGCGTCCCAGTAGAGGTACATGTTCCGGCTCAGTCCGTCTGAGGCGGCGACGTAGGTCTGGCTGGTGCCGGCATCTAGAAATCCGCTGAAGTCCCCGGAGGCATCGCTTAGCCCTCCGACATATGTCTTGTTAGCGTCACCGAACGCAGTCACTTCGTCACGGTCCGAAGCCTTATTAATAGACCAGTTGGCCTGGAACGGTATCGGGATCGCGACGCTGCCGCTGGTCAGGCCCAGGTAGATCTGCCCGTTCCGGCCGTGCCGCCTGCTGGATGGCATCTGTTGTCTCCCCTACATGTTGACGGGCTGCCGGTCGAGCAACCGGAGCAGCTGCTTGGCGTGCTCGGTGAACGTGCGGCCCGCGATCGCAGCGCGGGCTTTCAGCGCCGCCTCGGCGCGTTCGGCGGGGTGGGCGAGCGCCCACCGGATGAGGTCCCCGGCTTCGTCCGGGCTGCTGAAGGCGGGCAGCATCGGGAACAGCTCGTCGGATTCCGGCCGCGGGTCCCGCGCGAACCACAGCCCGGACGCGGCCATCTCGATCTCCCGGGGTCCGACGGCCCACCCTTCGCCTTCGTGGCCGTCTTCGGCTTCGCGCCGGTAGAAGTTGATCCCGGTCCGGGCCCGCCGGTAGATCCCGGCGACCTCGGGGTTGTCGACGCAGTCACCGGTGTCGTCGGTGATGGCCGTCCAGTCGCGCAGCGGGGAGTCCTCGGGGAGGTCCATCCACAGGCCGCCCAGCCGGACGTTCAGCCCGGCCAGGTCCATCTGGTCGAAGAACCGGACGCGGCTGGGGAACCCGGTCCCGACGAACGCGAAGTCGTATTCCGGCTCGGCGCCGAACGGCGGCGGGTAGTGGACCGTCTCCCGGTACGCCTGGGGCATGTACTCGGCGGGGCCGACCTGCCGGTAGGCGTCGATGTTGACCGGGTCGTTAAGGAGGCTCAGGTCCGCGTACTCCGCGACTTTCAGCTGGTAGTCGTCCTGGTACGGGCTTTCCGTGAAGATCACGATGATCTTGTGGCCGCGGTCGCGGAGGATCTCCAGGAGCCACGGCTGCAGGAAGAACGCGGAGGTGCACAGGATCACGTCGGGCCAGAACCGGTTCGCGGCGGCGAGGATCGGGTCGAGGGCGAGGCGGCTGGCCTGGTCGCGGTCGAGGTATTTCCGCACCTCACGGCAGCCGCACGGCCGGACCTGCCCGGTTTCGGCGAGCGCGTTGTTATAGAACCGCAGGGCCGCGTCGAGCGGGTATTCCTCGACCGTCTCGCCGAGCCCGGTCAGGGCCTCTGACCAGCCGTTGAAAACGTCAGCCACGGACCAGGACGGCCCGGGGTGGATGAGCAGCCAGCGCATTACACTCCAGGGCATGGAAGGTGACGGCTTACGTGGACCCTGTTACCGGGCTGAGCCGGTAGGCGCACAGACCGCTAGGTCCCGGTGAACGCGTCGCAGGCCACGCTGAACGCGACGGTGGCCACGGTCCCGTCCGGGGTCTGCGTCTGCCGCAGCGAGTGCGGGCCCATGTGGGAATCGCCCACCGTCCCGCCGAGCCTGCGGTCCGCCCGGACGGCGGCGCCGCACGCGGCGTGCAGGGCGTAGGCGCGGGTGCGGGCGGCGGCCAGGTCGTTCTGCCCGTTCAGGACCATGGCGGCGCACCGGATCGTGAACAGCTCCCGGTCGTCGGCGTCGCCGAAGACTTCAGGGTTGACGGAGGCGTCGGCGGCGAGCTGGTCGTCGGCCCGGCCGTTCCAGCCGACGAGGACGGCTTCCAGCGCGGCGGAGGCGGCGACCTGGGGGCCGTCGCGGACATCCACCCCGGCGAGGGCGGGGGCGGCGGTGAATGCGGCCAGCAGCGCGGTGATGGCGTCGGGGACCTGCGACGACCAGGCGGCCATCAGGCCATCACCGGGCGGGGCGGTCCCAAAAGCTCTTTGGCTTTGTCCGGAACCGAGAAAAACTCGCCGGGCTGACGCCAGTGCTCCTCGGAGCCGATCACGCCGGACGCGGCCGTGCCCGGACCTCTTTGCGTCTCCCAGAGATGAGCCAGTATGACCAGCGCACCCCGCTTGTAGTGGGCGGGGATTACCTGGTACCCGGCGATGTAGGTGATGTCGGCGAGGCCGGAGACTGGGAGGCCGCCCATGACCTTGACGAGCCCGGACGGGCTGGCCCGCATCTGGGTGACGTCCCAGGTGACCGAGCCGTCCCACGCGACGACGGAGGTCAGGGAGATGACGGGGGCGGACCGGAGCCAGAATTTCTGCTGCCGCCGCCCGTATCCCCACCCGTAGCCGTAGCCGCCCTGGGACCACAGGTCGAGCTCGTCGGTCACGGTGCGGCGGACGATGACCTCGTGCTTGTACAGCTCGGCGGCGCCGGTGGCGGAGGCGATGAAGTCCCGCAGCTCGTCGTCGAACCGGTGGTCGGCGACGTCCATGTTGAGCTGGCCCTTGGCGTCGTTGAGGGACACCATGGCGGGCCAGGGCGTGGGGGCGGCGTCAAACTCGTCGTCCCAGGACGTGACGGGCCCGGTGGTGACGGCGTGGGCGGTGTACCGGCCCGCGATGGTCGTCTGGTAGGCGAGCCGGTACTGCCCGGTAACCGTCGCGTCGGTGATGGCGGGGGTTGCGGTGGTCCCGTCGGGCAGCGTGATCGTGAGGGTGACGGACGCGGCGTGGGTGAGGGCCCCGGTGGCGTCGAGGACGTCGAACGCGATGGGGTACATGCCGCCTGCGCTGATCATGGGTACTGGCCTCCCTCGGCGTGCGGTAGGGACATCTGCCCGGCCGCGGCGTACGCGAGAGCGGGCGTTCCGGCGGCGGCCGCGGCGGGGATGGCCATGGCGGCCTGCCGGGCGGTGCCGTAGACGGGCGGCGGTGGCGGGATGGTGACACCCAGCGCCGCGCCGAGGGCCTGCGCCGCGGCGGCATGGGCGGTGACCGCGAGGGCCGCGGCCGCGTTCTGGGCTGCGCCGGCTCCGGTGGCGAGCCCGGCGGCGGCTGCGCGTGAGGCGCCTTGCGCGGTGCCTGCGGCGGTGGCTGCCGCGGCGCGGACGCCGGTCCCCGGGGTGGCCTGCCCCGCGGCGCCGGTTCCGGTGGCGGCCGCGGCGGGGATGATCGCGGCGAGGGTCAGGCCCGCGTTGAGCGCGGCGCCTGTCCCGGTGGCGAGCCCGGCGGAAGCATTGGTGAACGCGGCCGTGCTGACCGTGGCGTTCAGCGCGGTGCCTGTGCCGGCAGCGGTGCCCGCTGCCGCCCCGATGGCCGCAGCGGGGCTCTGGGCGGTTCCCGCGGCGGCGGCCAGGGTGGCGGCGGCGGTGCCGGACGAGGAGGTGCTGACCGTGGCGTTCAGCGCGGCGCCGGTCCCGGACGCGAGGACCGCCGTGACGGACGCGGCCGTGGTGACGGCGGGGTTCTGCGCCGCGCCGGTCCCGGCGGCCAGGGCGGCAGTGACGCCGGGGGCGGCCGCCGGGTTCTGCGCTGTCCCGGTTCCGGCGGCCAGGACGGCGGTGACCTGTGCCGTGGCGGTGACGGCCGGGTTGAGCGCGGCGCCGGTCCCGCTGGCCAGGGTGGCGGCGGCGCTCCCCGATGACGTGGTGCTGGCGGCGGCGTTGAGCGCCGCGCCCGCGCCGGACGGGAGGACCGCCCCGGCGCTGGCCGCTGAGGTGGCCGCGGGGGACCAGGCCGCGCCGGTTCCGGCCGCGGCCACTGCGATGACGGACGCTGCGGCGGTGACGGCGGGAGAACTGGCGGCGCCGGTCCCGCTGGCCAGGGCCGCGGCGGGTGATGCCGTGGCGGTGACGGCCGGGTTGAGCGCGGCGCCGGTCCCTGCGGCCAGGGTGGCGGCGGGTGCGGACACCGCCGTTGCGGCCGGGTTCGGTGCCGCCCCGGTCCCCGTGGCCAGGACGGCACTAGCGGTGGTGCCGGCGGCCGTCTGGGCGGTGGCGTTGAGCGCTGCCCCGGTCCCGGACGGCAGGGCCGCGGTGACCGCGGCGGCGGTCGTGACGGCCGGGGACTGCGCGGTGCCGGTCCCGGCGGCGAGGACGGCGGAGACGTTCGTGTTGGTGGTGACCGTCGCGTTCTGCGCCGCGCCGGTGCCGTGCGCCAGCCCGGCCGCGCCGGCCGCCGGGGTCAGGCTGACGTACAGGCCGGCCCAGTTGACGTTCTGGACCGCGCCGGAGGCGGCGGTGCCCTGGTTGGCGTAGATGCGTACGCGCAGCGTGGCCAGCTGGGCGTACGTGACGTTCGTGAAGGTCAGCGAGTCGATGTTGGCGGAGGCCGTGGTTTTCGCGCCGAGTCCGGAGCCGATCAGGGACCCGGACCCGCTGAAGTCCCACAACTCGATCGTCGGGGCGCCCATCAGCGGGCTGGACTGGAACTGGCTGACGGTGACGGTAACCGAGTTGATCGTGTCGCCGGGACTGACGCCCGTCCATGACCCGAAGGCGGACAGTTCCAGCGCGGTGGAGTATTCGGCGATGCGGGACGGGCCGGGCGGGGTGCCGCCGCGCCACCTGAACTCGTTAGGGCCTGTCCGCCCCGGGGGTACCGGTGCGGGCCGCCGGGGAAACCAGACGGGCACCGGCATGGGCTAACCGTCCCTGCTGGCTAGTTGAGCTGCGTGGGCAGCCACTGGGTGCACTGGACGGTGGCGTTCGCCCCGGCGAGGGTGGCCCGCAGCGCGATCCCCTGCGTCTGGGTCGTGTCGACGGTCGCCGTGGTCTCACCGGATATGGCGGGCAGCGGGAACGCGTTGCCGATGCTGGTGCCGGTGGTCAGGGCCTGCGGGTTCGCGGCCAGCGCGGCGCCGGAGGCCAGCAGGCCGTAGAACCCGAACTCGCCCTGGGTGGCGAGCGTCCCGGACGTGGCGACCGCCGTGCACCGGATCAGCGCTTCCAGCTTCCACTGGATGCCGGTCATCGCGGTGGTGCCGGTGCTGATCCCGCCGGTGGTCGCGAGCGTCACGTAGGTGGTACCGGTGTTCCCGATGTTGGACGCCAGGAAGAACGTCAGCGTCGTCGAGGTGGTGGTGGTGGTGACGAACCCGCGTGCTACGACCGCGATCAGCATGCCCGGGTAGAACCCGCCGGCCGGGACGAACGCGTTGTAGTCGGCGGTGTTCGGGGTCGGCCGGGGGCTGATCGTCGCGGTGGTGGCCGTGCTCAGGGCCGTGCCCGCCCCGGACCACACGGTCTGGGCGGGGATCAGGATGTTGCCCCAGTTCTGGTTAGCCAACGCCTCTCCTTGTTGTCAGGGCCCGCCGGACGCGAGCTGCGGGGTTCCCCACGATCCGTACACGCCGCCCAGGTCGGTGCCGGTGCCCGCGTACCGGGGGCCGACTGTCACGGTGCTGGTCACGATCGCCGGGTTCAGGGCCGCGCCGGTCCCGGACGCCAGCCCGGTCGGGATGCCCGACGCGGCGGCCAGGATCTCAACCAGGATCTCGGCGAAGTCGTCGGAGCCGGTCAGCCACGCCATCGTCACCGAGGACCCGGTGGACGGGCTGGTCGCTCCCGCGCTCTGCCCGGCCGCGCCGGTGAAACCCGACCCGCCGATGAACCGCGACGTCGACGGGGCCGTGGCCGAGGTGAACCCGGACCCGGAGCAGCAGAACCCGGCGATGATGTTGCCGCTGGTGTTCGCCGCCAGCGCCGCGGACGGGGTGGTGGTGGGCGCCGGGGTGTTCGCGGTCGCCGGGGTGCCGAACGCGGCCCCGATGGTCTGCCCGGCGCCGGTGAACGACAGCGACCCGCCGGACAGCCCCGCCGGCGTGCCCCCGGCCGCGGTGACCACCACGTTATGGGCTGCCCCGGCGGCGGCGATGATGCCCCACACCTGCAGGAACCCGGCCGTGATGCCGCCGGAGTGGACGGCGCTGCCGAGCGCCGTCATCGCCACGCTGTTGTACGTCGCCGTCATGGAGAACCCGGCGTCGGAGCCGGCGTCCAGCGCGCACCCGGCAATCAGGACGGTGCTGGACCCGGTGATCGTGTGCGCCCACGTCACCGTCGTGGCGCTGGTGCTGCTGCCGCCGGATGAGGACGGGCCTACCGCGTCAAACCCGACGGCCACGGCGGCACCTCACGGGACGGTCCAGGTGGCGTACGGCGGGGTGGCGAGCACCAGCACCCAGTCGTGGGTGCCGCCGGAGTTGGCGGCCGCATTGCTGAACGTCGACGCGATCGTCGCCACCGACGTCGCCCCGGTGAACGGGTCCATCCACTTCGCGCCGAACCCGGCCAGCATCGCCCCGCCGTTCACCGTGATCGTCACGTTCGACGGGATGTAGATCACGGCCAGGGTCTTATCCGCCGTGACCGACGCGGACACGTACGTGTTGCCGCTGGTGTACTGCCCGCCGCCGCCGCCGGACGTGAACTCCGCGGCGTGCGTGCCGCGCCCGGCGGTGACCAGCGCGCTGGTGGTGTCCGGGACCAGCTTGTGCCAGTTGTTCAGCCCGGCGAACGCGTTGAACACGGCGCCGCACAGGGTGTTGTCAACGAAGTTGGTCGTCAGCGCCGCCAGCGCGGTCGCCGGCCACGACCAGATCGCCTCCCGCCCGTAGATGACCCCCCGCGCCCCCGACGACAGGTACCACCACAGCAGGTTCCGGTGCAGGTCCGGCGCCGAGTCGGTGTCATAGATCCCGTCGCCGTGGATCACCGGGATCGGGGTCGACTCCAGCCAGCCATCCTCGATAGCGAGATATCCCACGTTGTAGCTGTAGCCGAAGTTGAAATCCACATTCGCGCCGTTGGTGGGCAGCGCGGCGTGGCTGTGCATGTCCGTGCGGCTGGTGGACTCCGAGTAGTTCTCCTGCGAGAACAGGTGCGTGTCGCCGGTCGCCTTGATCGCCGCGACCGCCGCGCCGTACAGGCTCTGCTTATCATCGAAATAGTCGTCGCCGATGAACCACGCCAGGTTCGGCGCGGTCTTGTACCGGTTGCCCAGCGCGGTGCCGAGGTTGGTGAAATCGGCGGCCACCTTCCCGTTCAGCGGCCCGCCGGCGTTCTCCACGGCATAGGACGGGATCAGGTTGAACAGCACCGTCATGCCCTGCGCCGCCGCCGACGCCATGATGTAGTCGACCCGCTGCCAGTACGTATTATTCAGGCTGCCCGGGTCCCCGCCGGTAAACGGTGACACGCCGTCCCACGTGTTCCCGTTGACGTTGGTCGCGCCGACGCTGTAGTTGCTGGTGCTGACAGCCGCGATGTACAGGGCGTTGAACCCCTGCGCCGCGCGGGTCGAGGTGTACGCGTCGATGTCGGACTGCCAGGTCACCGCCCCGCCCGCCGACCCCGCCATGACCGGCAGCGCCCAGATGGTGTCCCCGCGGAGCAGGTACGGGTTGCCGTTCTCATCCGTCAGGTAGGACCCGGTGCCGGACCCGGCCTTCCCGGTGAGGAACGGCATCGCAGGTCAGACGGTGACGTTGAACACGACGACGTTGGTCAGCGCCCCCACGGTCGCCCAAAGGATCGTGAAGGTCCCGGCAGTGACCCCCTGGGCGGCGCCGCCGAACGAGTTGTAGCACATGGCCTGCTTGGCGACCGTCCCGGCGGTGATCGTGGAATCGTAGACGAGGCAGCCGTAGGCGTTGGCGATGGTGACGTTCCCCGCCCCGGCGGTCGCCGCGGCCTGGAAGCAGACGGACGAGGAGCCGGTGTCGATGCTGAACGCCTTGGATGCCAGCGGCCGCCCGCCGCTGACCCAGTTGGTGGCGTCGGTGACCTCGTTGGCGGTGATCCACACGCCCGTGTTGAACCCGGTCGACCCGACCGCGGCGGTCTTGTCCGGGGTGGTGGTGTTGTTGAACAGCGCCGCGTTCACCGTGTCCGCGCTCAGGTTCGCGAACGTGGTGGGCGCGGCCGTCGTCCACAGCCTGCCCATGATCGGGTTCAGCATCGCCTGCTGGAAGATCGCGGAGGTAGCGCCGAATGCCATGGGTCAGTCCTCGTCTTCCGGCCCGGTGACCGAGCCTGCCGCGGTGGCGAGTCCCGCTTGCACGGTGACCGCCGGGGTCTCGTCCTGCTCCTGCTGCTCGCTCACCGGTAATCTCCCAATCTCGCCTGCGCGAGCCCGGCGTTGACCGCCAGGTCGCACCCGTCATCGCGGGTGGTCCGGACCGCCATGTACGGCTTGCCGTCGTCGCCCGCCGCCTGGATCTCGCGGCCGAGGTAGTCCTGCCGTTCCTCGGCCTCGACCTTGCACCGGACCCCCGCCCGGATCAGGGGGGCGGTCAGCCCGTGCAGCGACCCGCACACGTGGAACTTGGACTGCCCCGGCGGCGGCTCGGGGGCGGTCAGGGTGATGCCGCAGTTGGGGCAGTACCAGTCCGTCATCGCGGTCAGCAGCGGCACCAGCATCCGGTCACCCCTCTCAGCCGTGAAAGTAGTAGTCGCAGGTCACCGCGTTGACGCGTGTCCAGGTGGCCCCGGCGGCGATCCACCGTGACACCAGGTCCCAGTCGATCGTCGGGATGCCCGGGTACCACCGCCAGGTGGCCACGTCGAGGAGGCCGCGGCGGTGGACGATCATGGATGTGTCGATCTGGCCTTCCGCCGGCGGGTCCGAGCCGATGACGTACTCGCCGCGGCCGTGGACCGCCATCAGCGGGTAGGCGAAGTCCGCGCCGGTCTCCTCCAGCGCCCTGACCAGGAGCCGCACGTGGTAGGAGTGCCAGGAGTTGTCATCGTCGTGGTAGGCGATGTAGTCGCCTTTGGCCAGGTCGAGGGCGTGCAGCCGGGCGTGATGCCCCCACTGCGCCTCCGGGTCATGCTCCGGGAGCTCAGCGAACCGCACTCCCGGCCGCGCGGCGAACTCTTCCCGCAGCGCCTCGTCCGGCCCGTCGGACACGACCACATGCTCCAGGGCCGGGTAGTCCTGGGCGGCGACCGACGGAATAGCCCGGTGCAGCAGTAGTTCGTGCCGCTGCCACGTCGGCGTGATGACGGTTACGAGCGGGTCAGCCACTGCCGGTACCACTCCACTGTCTCGGGGACGAGATAGGGCCACGGGTTCCGGCACGCGGGTGCCGCGGCGACCACCTCGGCGTCATGTGGCTCACCCGGCCGGCCCGGTGCGTCGATGATGCGTTCCTTCCACGGGTGCCTCGCTGCCGCCTCGAGCGTCAGGTCCGGGGCCGCCAGCGCAATGTCCCCGGCTGCCTGCGCCACGCTGACGGGCTTCCCGCACCCCGCCTCCGTGACCTGCCCGTAGGGGCCGCCGATCGCGTCGGCGAGGACTGCGGCCACGTCTGAGACGTGCACGGGGTCGATGAGCTGCCCGCCGCCGCCGCACAGTTCCAGCGGCAGCCCGTTCAGCGCGCGGCACGCGAACGTCGGGAAGAACTTGTGCACGCTCGCCGGGCCGTGCGGAGGGCCTGGGAGCTGGCCCGGGCCGTACACGTGGTACGCCCGCACGACGGTGACCTTCTCGCCGAGCCACCGCGCCCGGGCCAGCCCCAGGTCCTCCGCGCAGGCCTTCGTGATCGCGTAGGGGTTCGGCTGCCCTTTGTGCCCGGTGCCGATCTGCACCACCGGGATGCCGAGCTTCGCCGCGACGTCGTACACGCCGACCGCGCCGAGGATGTTGACCTCCGCGGCGGCACGTTCGGACCCGAGCAGTTCCGGGGTGCCCAGGACCCCGGCCAGGTTGATGACCGCCTCAGCCCCGGATGTGCGGCACGCGAGATCGAGCCGGGCGGGGATGCGGACGTCCCCCTGCGGCCGGTCGAACGCGACGACCGCATGGCCGCGCGCCTCCAGCTCCGCGCACAGGTGCTGACCGATGAACCCGGACGACCCGGTGACCAGGACTTTCACGCGACCTCCCGGTAGATGGCCAGCGTGTCGACCAGCTCTGACGGGCCGGCGGGGAACAGCGCCTCGAGCGCCTGCCGCACACCCGGACAGCAGCAGTCCTCCCCGAGGTCATGGCAGGCCAGCACCCCGCCCGTGGCCAGCACCTTCCGGGCCGCTTCCACGTCCGCCATGACAGCGGCCGCGCCGTGGTCGCCGTCGATGAACGCCAGCCCGAACGGGCCGAGCCCGTCCAGGGCGGCCGGGGACCAGTCGCGGATGATCGTCACCTGGCCGGCCACCCCGGTCACGGCCAGGTTCGACACCATCGCCTCGTGGGAGTCCAGCCAGGTGTGCGGGTCGACCGCGGTCACGTGCCGGGCCCCGGCCAGCGCCATCACGCACGCGGAGAACCCGAACGCCGACCCGACCTCGAGCACGTCCCGGCCGGCCGCGAGCCGGGCCAGGGCCGCCGCCTCTGCCCCGGTAAGCGACGTGGAGATTGCCGGGGTGCCCGCCGCGGGCGGCATGTCACGCCAGGGCAGGTGCATCAGCTATGCCTCACTGCGACGGCGCGGACATCCGCAGGGGACGGCTGCACGTCCACCACCACATCCGCCCAGCCCGCCTCTATCAGGACCCGCTCGAGCTCGGCCGGGCGGATGTTCGCGTAATGCTCGCCGGGCAGCAGCCGGAACTCCCCGTCCACCGCGGAATGCGGCGGGCGTCCCGGCGCCGCCGTGGTGATGATGAGCCGGCCGCCGGGGGCGCACGCCGCGTAGGCGGTGCGGCAGATCGCCCGCCAGCTCGCGGTGTGCTCGAACGTCTCGGCCGCGATGATCAGATCCCACTGCTGCCCGTCCGGGTCCCATGTCGCGGCGTTCGCGACGATATCCACGTCGTCACCGGGGCGGATGTCCAGGACCGTGTAGACGGCGGCGGCGGGGAACAGCTGCTGCGGGGAGCCGTTCACGTCCCGCCCGCCGATGTCCAGCACCGTCACCGGCTCGCTGGTGGCGTACTTGGCGATCCACGCCATTGCCTGCTCATGCACTGTGCTCGGCCAGCCGCTTCCCGAACAGCGCCTTGTCCGCCTCGATGTGCTCACGGCCCAGCGCGTACGTCTCGTCGTCGGCGGCCAGGCCCCACAGCGGGTGCAGGTGCTCGACCTTGGAGTGCGGTGCCGCCGCCCACGTGTCGCGCTGCTTCGCGGCCGTCACGAGCTCGTCGTCAACAAACCAATGGCGGTACGACTCATGCGCCACGACGCCCGGGCCATCCCAGGACGCGCCCTGCTCGTCGATGTAGGCGCGGCGGACCAGCGGGTGCGGCGAGTGCTCTCCGGCGGTGACACGCGGGTTGTGCAGGTCGTTGGTGCCGATCACGTCGGCGCCGTCGCGGGCGGCGTGCTGCGCCTGGTCGAGCCACCCGGGGTGGAACTTCACGTCGTCGCCGGCGAGCAGCAGCCACGGCTCGGCGGTGGCCCGGTAGCCGACGTTGACCTTCTGCGCGAACGTCCCCGGGCTGGGCCCGTGCCAGGTCAGGACCTGCGCCCCGGCTTCCTTCCACGCGGCGGCGGTTTCGGTGTCGTCCGCGTCGGCGACCGCATAGACGCGGGCGAGCGGCGCACCGGACGCGGCGAGCGACTCCATGAACGGCGCCGCGTTCCCCGGGCGGCGCAGCACCGGGACGATCACCGCCGTCTCCTCCGTCGCCGGCGGGACCGGCGGGGCGATCTGCGACAGCGCGACCTGCCCGTAGTAGTCGTCCTGCGCGAGCCACAGGATCTTCTGGTGCGTCGTCCGCACCCCGGTGTGGACGTGGACGGGGATGCCCAGCGCCCCGGCCCGCAGGCACATGGACAGGTCTTCCGACACGACCTGTTTCGTGGTGGTGTTCGGCACCCGGTCATACCAGGTGCCATACTCGGCCTCGATCCGCTCGAATACGCCGCGGTGGACCAGCAGGCACGCCGCACCGGTCCCCGCGACCTGCACCAGCTGATCCGGCGGGTACTTCCACCGCACGCTGAAGCCCATCTGCCCGTCGTCCAGGACGGTCCAGTCGAACACCGTCGGGGCGGCGCGGCACCGCCACCCGCCCATCCCGTCGGATTCCTCTTCCTTCTGCGTGAACGCCAGCCCCCCGACCACGGGCCGCTCCACGGGGTCAGCGGCGGCCAGCAGCCGCTCCACCGTGTCCGCGGCGAACCCCATGTCGGTGTCGATCCAGAACAGCCAGTCCGCCAGGTTCTCCTTCAGGAACAGCCGGACGGCCTTGTTCCGGGCGTCGACCAGGCCGTCGGTGCCGCATTTCATCGCGACGTACCCGCCGCGGATGATCCGCCCCTCATGGCACAGGTCGTAGCCGATCAGCTCGATCATCGAGTGGTGCCAGGAGTAGGCGACCTGGTGGCCGTTGTAGACGTAGGCGACGGCGACCGCGCCGTCACGGCCCTCCGCTGCCGGGTCAGCCACGCCGCGTGTTCCGCTTCTCGCCCGGCCCGGCGGTCGCCTGCTCCACCGGCGGGTCGGCCAGCTCCGGCGGCGGCGAGCCGGAGAACTGCACGCCGTAGCGGGGGTCCGGCGAGAACGCGTCCGGCATGGCCTTCACCACCGGGTCATCGGCGGGCCAGTGCTCACCCTGGTGGATGGCGCGGTGCAGGGGTGCCACGAAAGCGTTGTACTTCACGTAGACGACATCCACGGTTCTTCTCCCAGGTTTCGGTGGCGGCCCGGGGCACCTGGAAGACCCCGGGCCGCCAGTCTGCTCAGGCGCCGGTCATCGACGCGCCCAGCGCGTTCAGCTGCGTCTCCACCGCGGCAGCCGCAGACGACTGCCCGTTCTCGGTGAAGATCAGCCACTGCGCCATCAGGATCTGGACCGGGGCGTAACACGAATCGCCCGCGGGCTGGTAGGTAACCACCGTCAGGCCCCTCCCGGTGTCAGGCGTCGACGGAGACGCCGAGGTCCGCCAGTTTCCCGTCCAGGGCCTTCATGGCGTCCTTGTCGTCCACGCCATCGCTGGCCGCGATGGCCCGCTCGGCGAGCAGCTGGTGCACCAGCGGGTTACTGGACGCGCCCGCGCTGCCCAGCGCCGCCTTCGGCGCGGGCTTCTGCTGCTCAGCGGGCTTCTGGTCAGCCATCGGGGCTCCTTACGAGTTCGCGACGAGGAGGCGGAACCCGGCGGTGTTGCTTGAATCGGACCCGATACGTGCGTAGGCAAACCAGCCCCGCTGTCCCGTCGGGACAGCCGGCCCGGTGCCGGCCGTGACCTGCTGGAACAGCTGCGGGACCAGCTCGACGGACATGCCGCCGTTCCGGGCCACCACGAAGTTCTGGAAGTCCCCGACGATGGCCTGACCCTCGGCGGTGGTGGTCCACGTGGTGGTGTCGGGCATGTACGCCGACTCGTAGACGGGCCGGTTGAACAGCTGGTCCGCCCAGCCCTCGGGCAGGTTGACCGTGTAGCCGTGGAACACGTTGGCCGCGCCGATCTGCCGGATCGCGTTGTTCACGCCCACGGACATGAGCCACGACGCGTTCCGCCGGTACTTCTGCGGCAGCGCCTTCCACACCGCGTACGGATCCGGGGCGCCGATGCTGCCGCCGGTGGTGACCTTCACCCGGTCACCGGACACCGCGCTGATCGCGGTCAGGATGCCCTTCGGCTCGTTGGTGCCGGACCCGATGGTGAACTTGTTCACCAGTAGCTCGTCGTACCCCTGCGCCAGCAGGGTGGACATCTCCGAGGCGAACCCCGGGTAGTCCATCCCGACCTCGATGGAGTAGGGGATGAACCCGCGGGCCATGTGCACGAGCACGGTGGGCTGCGCCAGGGTCGGGGAGTTGTCCGTGGCCGCCGCGGCTTCAGTCTGGAACGCCCACGTGACACCAGCAGACGAGACGCCTTTCCACTGGTTCGTGTTGACGGTGACCTGCTTGGCGATCGACAGGAACGGATTGCCTGATTCCTGGGCGGTCAAAATGATTGAAGGATCAATGAAAACAGGGATGCCAAAACCACCCGCTGTAGTCGTCCAGTCACCCAGAGCACGGAACTCGTACCACGCCTGGACGGCCCGGTTCTCCTCCGGCGTCAGGACCGGGTGGACGTCGGTGACCATCTTCATCCACGCCGTCCGGTAGTCCTCGTTCTCGGTGACGAGGATGCGGCGTGCGGTGATCGTGTCCCGGCGGAGCATCTTCTCCACCTGGGTCTTCTGCGCGTCGGACAGGTCGGACGCGTCGCGGGAGTCCAGGACCCGCAGCGCCTTGTCGCGGGCCTCGGGGTTGGTGAGCCGGCGGGTGTCCCCGGCGGGATCGTCGAGGCCGTACCGGATGTTGGCCATGGCCTGCTGCACCACGGCCGGGCGACGGCGGAACACCTCGGCGATCTTCGTGTGCTTGTCGAGCCGCTCCACGATCTCGGTGCGGAGGTCCATCCCGACGTTGAACGCGGACTCCTCCTCGTCGGACAGGTCGCGGAGCTCGCCCTCGTCGGACTGGTGCAGCGACTTCAGGTGCGCGTCGAGTACCTCGAGCATCTTGCGGAGCTCGTCGGGGGTGCGGCCGCGGAGGTCGTCCATGCTCTCCGGCATGAACGGCTCCTGCACCTCGGTCTTCTTCTCAGGCATACGGTTGTCTCCTCATGCGCCAGGCGCGGCCCCGCAGGGCCGCCCGGTTTCCGTTGGCTGGCGACGGCTCGCCGTTTCCTGGCTGCACGTCATCTTCTGGTTCGTCACCGCCGGGGGCGCTCCGCGCGCCGTCCCGCCCGGTGAAGTCTTCTAGCGGCAAGCCGGAGCGGACCCCGGCTTCGATGAGTTCCGCGGACAGGCCGCACGCCCGCAGCGCGTCCTCGAACGCGGGGGCGTCCACCTGCCGCAGCCGGTGATAGAAGTCGTCGGTGCCGGACCGGATCCCGGCCGACGCGCCGGGGTTCGCCGGGAACGTCACCGGGCCGAACTCCAGCACCTTCATCGCCGTGATCGTCCGCTCCGGCAGGCCGTCCGGGTTCGCGTCGGACCGGGCCGGCTTGTCATCCCACTCGTCGCCGGTGACCCGCATCCGCATCGACGCCCCGTACACGCCCGCCTTCAGGCCCGGCAGCAGGTCCCGGTTATAGCTGGTGTCGAACAGCGGCACCTCATAGTGGGGGCCGTCGCTGCGCTCAGTCAGCGACGCGATCGGGCCGAGGACCTTGTTGCCGATCTGGGCGTCCATCCCGTGGTCGAACAGGACCCGCATCGAGTCCCTGTTGTCGCGGATCGTGTCCGCGGTCGCGCCCGGGGCGACTCGCTCGAGGAAATCACCCTCCATCTTGGACGACACCCGGTACCAGCGGCCGAACTCGGAGAACCGGCCGGTCAGCGTGCCCAGCGAGCCGTCCTCGGCGGGCTGCAGCTCCATGCCGCCGCCGGAGCGGACCACATCCAGGGCCGGGGCGAAGTGCGTCATGTGCTTGCTCTCCTTCGCGTGAGCCTGCTTCATGTAGCCCGGCATTGTCGCGGTGATGATGTTGGTGGTCAGCCCGTCGGCGTCGAGCGGCGGGACGCCGGCCTTCAGCAGCAGGTCCCGCAGGGTCGTCCACTTGTGGACGGCCCCGGACCACTTCGCGAAACCCTCGCCGGCGGTCCAGTACTTCCACAGCGCCGACCCGTGGCCGTACTTCAGGTCAGATCCCCTGTCAGCCATTGCCTGCTCCTCCCGTGCCGCTGTCCGCCGGCAGTACCGCAGGGACAGGTGCCGCCGGAGTTCCCGGCAGGGCCGACCCCGGCGGCTGGAGCTGGACCGACAGAAGGCCGCCGTGCTTGAGGAGCGATACGTCCTGCCCCCGGACCGCCGCCACCGCCGACTCCGGCGTGAATCCCTCCTTCACGTAGGAGGTGATCGTCACGGCCTTCACCGCCTCGATGTCAGCGGCGTCGCGGGCGTCCTCCCGCAGGATCGGCATGTCCGCCGTGTCGAACCACAGCTCCGCGTCCGCCGGGACCTTCACCACCGACGCCAGCGAGTTCGCCAGGTCCTGCAGCGTCGGGTACACCCACGTATCCGCCATGATCCGCCGGGCCATCCCGAAGTTCCCCGCGTTCAGGCTCGACCCGGCCAGGCCCTCCGAGATGCCCAGCACCGCCGCCGGGACCCGCGACAGCACCGACAGCCGCGTCTCGTTCCGGCCCTGCACCGCGGCCAGGTCCAGCTCCTGCAAGTTGCTGCCGATCACCGTCGCGTCGGCGCCCTGAGTCAGGTACAGCGTGCGGTAAGCGTTCGCGACGCCCGCGTGCCGCTCCTCCATGTCATTCACCAGGTCAGTGAACGCCTCCCGCGACACCGCCGGGATCCCCTTCACCACCAGGTTCGGCGTGGCGCCCTGCTCGAAGAACCGGATCTTGTGCTCCGACGCGAGCCGGTCACCCTGCATCTCCCGGATCGCCGGCGTCAGCCACGACATGCCCAGGCCCGTCATCTCCGGGTCCGGCAGCGGCGACCAGTGCGCCACGTCCCGCGGGTCCAGCAAGTGCGGCTCCCCGACCCCGACACCCCGGTTCGCGTAGACGTAGCCGATCAGGTCCGCGTCCAGGGCGCCCGACGGCCAGTCCGGCTCGGCCTGCGACCCGTAGATGATCCCGGTCCAGTCGGGGCGCAGCACCCGCAGCCGCCCCGGCTGCCGGTACACGAACGCGTTCCCGGCCAGCCCGGCGTGCCACTCCATCCGGGACACCAGCTCGCCCGTCGTGCCGTTCGGCCACGGCCGCTCGATCAGCCCCAGGTCGGGGTTCCCGAACGTCCGCCGGGGCGTCGCCCGGTGCCACGGCGGGTTCCTGAAGGTAAACCTGGCCTGGGACAGCACCAGGGCGCGGACCATCTGCGCGGCGAACGCCGGCGGGCACGCCTGGAGCGCCGCCCGGTATCCCGGCAGGCTGTTCGCGATCTCCGCGGCCCGGTTCCCGGCCAGGGACTGCTGGCCCAGGCCGAACGGGTACGACGTGCTGCCGTAGGAGAACTGGCCGCCCGACGGGATCAGGTAGTCGCTGATCCACGAGTCGATGCTGTACCGCTGCTCGTCACGGCCGCCGCGGCGGGCCGCGCGGGCATTGACCCGGTCAAGGACGCCCACTCATGGCCTCCCGACCTGGTTAGGGTGCTCGCTGCCCGGCCTTGGCCGACTGCCAGCCTTCGATGACCGCGGAACCGCACCAAGCCAGCGCCAGCCATGACAGCGCGCACGCCTTGCATGCCAGCCAGCCGAGGCCGAACAGCAGCGACGCGACGACGACCAGGACGGCCCGGCCTGGGCGGGCATGCCGGGCGCGGTGCTCGATGCGGTCCAGAGGTATGCGCTCAGCGACGGATGTCAACGTTTGGGCTCCTCAGCGCCAGGATCCGAAAAACGGTGTCGGCGGGGCCGTCCCGTGGGTCATGAACCCGTGCCTCGCTAGGGTGATCGCCTCCAGCGGGGCGTTGCAGGCCGTGGCGCCGTGCCATGACCACGCCCACGCGTCTTTCAGCGTCCGGGTCCGCGTGCCCTTGACCGCGTCGTCGAGCGGGCCCTGGCCCAGGTGGCGCCACCGGTCGTTCTTCACGTCATCGGCGAGCGCCCCGCACGCCTGCGCGTACTCCCGCGCGCCCGTCACCTGCAGCCGCCGTTTCCCCGGCGGCGGATCCTTGCCCGGCGCCGTCACCACGAACCCGCGCTCGACCAGTTCCTTGACGAACACCTCGGCGCCGCCGGCGCCGTTCAGCACCAGCACGCACGGATCATGCCGCTCCGCGAGCTCCACGAGCCGGTCCACCAGCCCCGCCGTCCCCGGCCGGACGGGTTCCGTCAGCTCGCCGTGACCCAGGCCGTCAGCGCGGCGGCCCGCCACCGCGATCGACGTCGCGCCCGGCCACGGGGACTCGTCGGACGCCACCGCGAACGCCAGCGCCACCGGGCCGCTGATCTGCGACCCCGGGTCAGCGCGGTCACCCCACCCGCCAGCCAGCATGCTCGCCCGCTGCCCGGTCGTATTCGAGACATTGCCGTACGCCCGGGCAAACTCCGGCGGCTCCATCGACGCACGCTCGCTGCGGATCGCGTCCAGCGTCACCGTGTGCCGCCACCGCCCGCCGCCGCACCGGCACGGCGGATCCGGGCACAACGCCGGCATGAACCCGTAATACGACGCCTCATCCTCCGGGTCCCACCCGTCCGGCGCCGAATACTCGATGTACGCGATGCCGTGCCCTGAATCCGCCTGCACGGCCGCGCGGCCCAGCTCCATGTACCGGTTCAGGACCACCGACGCGGCCGTCCCCGCCGTCGAGCACATCAGCACCTGCGCATCCGCGATCGTCAGCATCGACGGGCCCAGGCCCTGCTCCCGGCGGGAGTCCGCGTCATGCCAGATCTCATCCAGCACCGCCTGGTGCAGCGTCTTGGAATGCCCCGACGACGACGAGGTGGACAGCAGCCGGATCAGCGACCCGTTCGTGAACTTGACGTACTCGTTCCCCATGCCCTCGTAAATCCGGGACACCAGCGGCTTCAGCGCCCGTGACCGGCGGATCAGCGGGAACAGCTCATCCATCCACTTATCCCGCGCGTCCTTCCCCGACTGCGCGGTGAACGCCGACCGCTGCGGCTGCACCCACCGCGGCGACAGGCACCGGCTGATCTGCCAGGACAGGTACAGCGTCGTCTTGCCCTGCTGCCGCGGCACCGTGATCAGCACCTTGCGGTAAGCCGGGAGGCCCGTGTCCGGGTCGATCTCGCAGCCGACCAGGGCCGCGTCACGCTGCCACGGCATGAACGGCTGCCCCAGCTTGGCCGCGACCGACGCCAGCTCGCCGCCGAACGAATCCCGCTCAGGACGGCGCCTGGTCGCCCACTTCGGCGAACAGGTCGGCAAGAGCCGCGTCGACGGAGCCGTTATCGTCATCCGCCGTCAGCTCCCTCAGCGCCTCCCGGTACTGCCGCCACAGCGCCGCGTTCTCCGGGTTGCCGTCCAGCGCGGCGGACATCGAGCGGAGCGCCTGCACAGCGGCGGCGTCGATCTTCTCGATGCGGCCGAGGCGGCGCAGCTCCTTCAGCGTCTGCTCGAGCTGGCCCCGGTTCGTGGTCCGCACGCCGAAGCCCCCTGACCTGCACAAACGCGAAAAGTTGGCTCAGTAAGTAAATCTAGATGGCTGCGGCAGTCATGGCGGGTGACCTGCCCGTCGCGAACCC